CGGCGGCGGTAAGCCGGGTCCGCCAGATTCTGCGGATCTTCATCCGGCAGGCGACGCAGGGTCATCTGCGGATTCACTTCATGCTTCGGCTACATGAGTCAAATATGAAAGGATGTGAATGAATTTACTTGATAAAACATCATCAAATCGACATTATTCCTCCTTAATGCAATACAGCGTGCAATACAGCGTGAAGTGACATAAATCTGTTCATAGATTCAAGGTGTATAAATATTTAACCGTTACTCTGATGATTGGAACGAGGCTGCACAATGACTAAAAACACTGGCAGAGATTATGAGGAATTTGTTGGGGCGATTCATCAAAGCTTGATACAAGCTGAGAAAATTTCTCACTTGAAAAACATCACCGTTGAAGTAAACAAAAAAATCGTAGATAAAAACGGCATAACTAGGCAATTCGATGTGTATTGGGAATTTAACTTAGGAGGTTATGAATATAAGACCGTAATCGAATGCAAAGACTACGCTTCAAGTGTAAGCATCGAGAAAATTGACGCATTCATCGGAAAAACAGCAGATATTCCCGGCCTAAGACTAATTTATGCAACCAAAACAGGGTATCAAAGTGGGGCTCAAAAAAAAGCCGAACAATATAAAATTGACCTTCTAATAGTTCGTGAAGCTGATAACGAAGACTGGCGCGCGCCAGATGGAACACCACTTATCAAAACTATTCAATTGAATATCGTCGCGATAACTCCCCCCAGAATAACTGCATTCTCACCAATGATAGATGCAAGCTGGCTTGAGTCGCAAAAAAATTTAAACATAGATGATTTAAATTCAAGGTTCAGTCGACTACTTAACAACCAAATATTCATCGTTGATAATACTACCCACGACAAGTATTCTCTCTGCGACTTAGAAAACTCCTTATCCGCGAGAGTACCTAACATCCAATATGGTGCAGGTACTTACAAAGAAGAGCTAACCGACGCTTATTTAGAGTTAGAAAATGGTGATTTAAGATTAAAGCTGAGAGGTTACTCACTTAATTACACATATAACAAACCGGCAGAGACAATTTCTACAATTGACTATTCAAAAGAGTTATTGGGAATTGTTCAAAACTATACCTCTGGCGCTAAGAAAATGGTTTTCAAAGACGGAATTATAAAGTAACAGCATATCATTCGAAGTGATTTCCTAATCTAGTGATAAGTCGTTCAATATAAAGATGCGGCCCTTAGCAGGGCCCATTTCACTTTCCTCTCTTCGATTAAATCACGAATTAAATCACAGCGAACTCAGTTTACAGTCTCAGTATATTTTTTAAACCTATGTTCATTTTCTGCCAATCTGCATTTCATATAATCCGCCCAGCATTTGAAAAGTGCTTCATCAGTGCCTAGGTAAGCATATAAATATCCCTTAAGAGCTTGGTCAGTAAGCACACTCTCCTAATCCCAGTCCACAATGAATTGACGGAAAAAACCGAATGATTTTGCCGGATCCACATTCCTCCATGTTCCCACCACGATACCAAACACCGGAATCTTAAACGTTACCATTATAGGAAAATCTTCATACCCAACTTGCTCGATAACTTCTTCTGGTTGTCTTAAACCTGTAGAGATGATACTTCCCTGATAAATTGCTCACCCTCCGGCCAGATGCGCATACCACATTTTGTCTTCGACATAGATCCACGCAGAAATGATTGCGCCCCCGATACGGCTCTTTCCATAAACTAACAAAACGGGATTCACCTGAGCGGTTGTGTTCGGTACGCCACAAAACGCATAGGATGCCTTGTAATCCGCATTCTGCTTACTCAATAGCTCACCAGCAGGGCGCATAAGGCTGTTGCGATAGTGCAGAAGTAGGCCACGACCATGAAGCGAAGCCAGCGGCGCGTTATTGTCTACTTTAGTGTAGAGCCTGATTCAACGCAGGGGTGAGAGTTTTTTCTGGTGACAGACCGCGACAGACGGCAACAAAACCAGAGAAAGGAAACGACACTGTCCAAAAAACACGTTTTCAGCATCTGTTGTTTCCTTTCTTTTTAGTGGGTGTTTCTAATAAAAACATTAAGTTACGGCGAAGAAGAACGGAAACGCTTTAAACCGGAAAATTTTCATAAATAGCAAAAAACTGCGCGCCTGACGCCCCGTAGTCTGCCGGATTGCCGGAAAGGACCCGCCAGCCAGAACGGGCCCTAATTTCATCAACCAATCAACTTATAGCGACCATCCCGTGCATTGCGACGTACACGCTCAATCTTGAGGCATAGCGCCGCATCTGGCTTTTTTGGGACAGGTACGCGGCAATATTCAGAAGATCGAGGAATATTGTTTATCCAGTCGATCACTTCACTTAAATACCAGGCCTTACGCCCTTCCGTAACCTGTACGCGTTCGGGGAACTCTCCGCGAGCCTCAAGGTTTAGCAATGTGCGACGGCTAAGGGTAGTAAGTTCCATCACCTGATTCATATCAACAAGGCGTTCACTTAAACGCATTTTGTCAGCAATAGCCTTTAATTCCTCTACTGCTGGATCCGGATACATCATTTCGGCAATTGGCTTAAGGTCATTGTAATGATTCTGCATTGTATCCCCCTTTACACACGAGCCAGCGGCTGAACAGAAATACCTGAGCCAACAAACGCGGCAACCTTTGCCGACAGTTCTTTTACAGACTCAGGCCAGTTCAGAGCATCAACATTTAAAACACCTGTCTTATAAACCTGTGCCTGTGTTTTTTTCGCTGTGTCGATTTGTACAGCGGAAACATAAACCGCTTTACCTACGCTCGAACCATCCCATACCACCAGTGCACCTGTTGCATCTTCCTGCATCAGTGGCGTAAATGCAGGAATTACCCCTTTATTAGCTGAAAATATCCCCAGCGTAGTCACCAGTGCTTCAGTGCCAGCCATGAGTTCAGTGTAATGAGTAGGCATTGCTCCCCCTTAGCCAATGCGAACGGTAACAAAACGATTGATGCGGGCCGGTATTGGCTGTGGTGCTGAATGTGTCTGCACATATTCAATAGCCGGATCACCAGGCACAATATAGTTTTTCGGTGCAAGTTCGGCTTTAGTCAGCCCCATTCGGATTAGCTCCGGATCCTGAATACCGCCATAGGCGACAATCCCCTGAAGAGCCGTATTGCCAAGCACCATCAAATCAGGATCAAGGAAATGTTTTTCTGTTCCGTCCTCGTCGGTATAACGCCCGCTGTAAACAACAATCGCAACATCGCCCATATACCCTTTAAAACTCACCGAATCACCAAGGTCTTTAAGGGCCGTTTCCAGTTCGGAATTAGAACCACGACGGGTATCCAAAGCCTCTTTTATCGCTCTGAATGAACGGTATTTCTTCCATACATTACCACCCATAATGATGATATTAGTGACGCCCTCACTAAATTCTGCGTAGCTCTCAATATCATCATTTGGATCAAAAGTTTCTTTATCCTTACCTGACCACTCAGTACCGCCAGACTGAGTGATGATATTTTGTGGTTTTATATTCCAGTCCAGCTCATAACGTTCAATACCATCGCCCTCAATGATATTTTTCCCCGTTGTGATTGCCTGAACAGCAAGCCATTCAATACGTGCACGAATAGCTTTAGCCTGATTTACAATCGCCTGTTTAACTTTAATATTACGCGCCCCAAAAGCATTGTATTGCTCAGGTGACACACCAGCAGGGCGCACAGCTAACTTATTTGGATCAATGCTGCTTTTCGGCTTCATATAACCTGGACGAATTGTTTTTGATTCGTATCCCTCATCTCGTGAAACTTTACTGCCCACCATAGGAGAGCAAAACGCCGCGATCGGGATATTTGGATCGTCGATCGTATCAAGAATAATGTCTCTCGATTCAAACATTACCGAGCGAGTGAAAAACAAACTGGTAAACAACGCATTTAATTTTTTTTGCACATCTTCAGCATTAGCCACCTGCACAAGCTGTGTAGGCGAATATAAATCAACCATACTCATCCTCTTTACATTCATTACAAATAATTGTGAATATATTCTATTACCGATGTCTGCTATGCGAATACATGCAACCAAGTGCAATGTTGTATAAAATATGCCGTAACAACTTCAGTGCTGATAATTCGTGTTAATGTATTTACTTCCTTTGGTCGGGATTTATGTAGCATGCCGGAAAATCTATTTTTTTCCGGCATCTTTTTGTTTGTAGAATTTAAAACGGTATATTATCGCCGTACGGATCATCATTCCCCGACTGTTGTTTTGCCCTGTTCAGTGCGTCAGTGGCCTGCCCCTGCTGGCCTTTTTTGCCGCCCGGTCGCGCCGTTCGCGCACTGATTACGCTGTCTGCGATAACCTGCCAGCCCCGCCGCGTTTCGCCGTTCTGGCCTGTCCACTGGCTTACCTGCATGTTACCCGCCACGCTCACCAGTTCGCCTTTGTGGTGTTTTGCCAGTGCGTCGGCCTGTCTGCCAAACGCCAGGACGGATAACCACATCGTCGCCGTTCCGTCATCTGCCTGGCTGCACGGCAGGGGAACCGCCATACTCGCCATCGCCATTTGTGTCCCTTTGCTGGTGGTCTTTAACTGCGGGTCAGCCACCAGCCGCCCGTAAGCCGCTATCTGTGCTGTCATGCTGTCTGCTCTCCGGTTTTAACATTGATGGTTGTCACCTGTTCCGCTTCGGCAATCTCCCGTTCTGTCAGCGTGGCAAAGTTTGCCGCTGCTGTGGTCATGAATGCGCTTATCAGGTCGGGATGTTCCTTCGCGTATCCTGCCCGTGTGTGGTGGTCTATCGCTTTGATTGCCACCTTTAAGGAAAGCTCTGTCATGTCTAACGCTTTATATTTTGCCTGTGTTCTGTCTCTGCGAATTTTGGTCATTTGTCGCCCCTGATTCATGTTTTCGGCTGGCATGTTTGTTAAGTGATTTTTATGTATGCGCATTTATTTTCACCCCCCCTCGTTTAAAAAGTTTTTAGTTGTGCCTCCCCCCCTCTACCCATCTACCCGAATGCTCATCATGTCAGTAATGGCGCGGCTTTCAGCGGGTAGATAGCTTTTTGACTCCTCTACCTGCCGTCTACCCTGCTACCTGAAACTGATAAAATCAGGTAGAAGAGGTAGAGAGCTTTTATTAGCCTTCTACCTAGCCCTATACCCACTTATCATGTTGAATAATATGAGTTTATTTTGTTCAGGTAGATGGGGTAGATGGCTTTTACAAAAAATTATAAAAACGCGTCGCAATCGTCTGTTGTAATTGCGTTGGTCTGCGTTACTCCCTTAACTTTTCGCGTAATATATTCATGCCCGTAAACTTTCGCCGCTGGCTTCATGGCCTTGCTGAACTCAGCCACGTTTAGCGGTTTGCTCCTGCCCGCGTATGCCATAAACGCCAGATAGACGCGGTAAAGGCTGTTCCTGGTCGTGTACTTCACTGAATCACCACCGCCACCCATCATCAGGCCGCGCGCTTCCTCCAGAAAATTCAGGAACTGGCAAAACTCAATAACCGGATCCGTCTGTTGCTTTATTGCCAGTGCTTCATCACCGTCACGCTGTTCCAGTAGTAAAGCCCGTGCCTTCTCAGGGTCGGTAAAGTTCGCCAGCAATCGGCGGATAATAACGGGGATTTCAGCCGCAATCTTTTCCGGTAGCTCCCTGTCTTTTTCGGCCTCACTGACGATATTGTCGAAACGGAAAATCACGCGACGACGTGCCACACCTCCGGCCCGTTCGGTGAATATCATCGGGTTGTTGTTGGTCGCCAGCACCACCGCCCTGATTACCGCCGTGAAACGCTTTTCATATTTCGGGTTAATTTCCACGGGGTCGCCGCCTGTGATTTTCTTGATGCCCGTTCCTTCGCCTGTATATTTCGGCTGGTCAGCCAGGACGATAAGACGACTCCCGACAACCTGCGCACGTCCACCAGCATCATCAAGCGATGTCATTTCAGCGCTTACCGTGTTCTGTTTCCCTGCCAGAAGGCTGGCTATGTGTGTGAATGTACTTTTACCGCTCCCGCCGTCTCCGGTGGCCTCAATAAACATCTGCCAGTCGTACCGGTTCGCCATAATCATGTACAGCGCGGCACATATACGCATCATCTTGCGCGGGTCTTTTCCGGCTGCGTGCTCAAGCCATTTATGAAAGTTTGGCGCGTTATCGCGGATGTTCTCCCCTGGTGCTGGTGGCGTGTACTCAATGCCGTTGTGCGTGGTGATCCAGTCCTCCGGCGTGTGCGGGGAAAATTCCCCCGTTTTCAGGTCAAGCGCACCATTGGCGAACGGCAGCAAATCGCCAGACGGCTCGCCCATTGGTTCGGCAATAACTTTTAACGCTTCCACGGCGTTATTGATTACGCGCTTGCTGAAAGTGGCCCTGTGCTCTGAATAGATCGCCACCATTTCGCGGCTAAGTTCCATTGTGCTGACCGGACACCATACCCCGCCGCGCCATACGTGAACGATTTCACTTTCAGGATGTACGCAAACGCCATCAAAGCGATCGGCAAGCAACTGCGCGCGCTCACTGTCCGCCATCTGCGAAAGTTGCGCCTTTTGCTTTACCGGAAGCTCAATGACCAGACCATCAGAAAGATTCTGGCGTTCACGGGCCAGATATTCGCGCCAGTTCTGCACCTCCTGGCCGTGCATACCCTCAGGATAAAAATTTGCATCCTGTACGCCTGCTGCCGCCAGCTTCTGACCAATCGCCTTTATCATTACAGGCGCAAGATATCCGGCCCTGTATATGCGTGCTGATTTTCGGCCTTCCGGCACAATTTGCAGATTATCCAGTTCGGATAGCTGCTGCTCCCCAAGCCACACAGGAGGCTCATTATCTCCGGCCATACGCGCATCATGTTCCTGCCATTGTTTCGCGTGTGCCCAGGCATCACTACCCGCAAAAATAATGACTTCTGTTCCTTTGTGTTTTATGCCGCGTGACTGCTGTTTTACGTTCGGTGCCAGTTTCATTTTTTACCTCTGAATCCGTTAATCATGGTTTTCATTTTCTGGATATTTCCCCACGCTTTTTCCCTGCTGATGGGCTTACTGCGGGGTGCGGCATATACCAGGGAAAAATCACGCCGGAACTGATAAACAGGCATCACGCAGTCATAGCTATACCCCTCACGGCGGTAAGTGATGCGCCGTTCTGCCACGCCTTTAATCGTTACCGTGCCGCCGTATTTATCGCGGTAAATATCGCCGTTCATAAATTCAGTTCGAGCGGGGCCGCTGGCAATAAAGCCAGAATTTTTCATTTCCATATTATTTATTCCTCGACTTAACTCGACTTATTTGATAGCAGGGCACTATTTATTGCGTCATTGAGTTTTTCTGCTGATTCATCAATAAGTGACAACAGGCCATAAGCAATATTTGCATCTTCATTGTCATTTATGCAATCAAGCCACATATTTAATATTGCTTTTGCTGAATTATTTAAAGTTAATGAACTTTCTGCACATGCTAACAATTTAAAAAAGACTTCCCGTTCTGTATTCATTTAATCCCCCACCAGCTTACTTTCTTCCTCAATCAAAAAACTAGCGACACTTCCCGAAAGACGCGCCAGTAGGCTCGCCAGTGCGGATATATCAGCATCTGTAATTTTGTTCGGGTATACCTCAAGAAGGCGGCAAATAATTTCTGTCTGGTGCGCACGTTCAGCGGCTTCGTGTAATGTAATTTCCTGCATTAATGCACCTCTTTTAATTCATACACTGCTGAAATAATGACTTGTGATAAGCCATATTCTGATGATTCGCTTCTCACCGCAGCAATAGCCGTCTGAACATTAACAGCCTTCACATTCTGAGCGATACCAATTGTGTGGCCTATTGGGTTAACAGCTCGGGCAAATACACGGAAGGTTTTAAGCATGACTCACTCCCTGGCGGATTTTTGCAGCGAATACAGCAACACAACCGGACGGGCAACGGCTACGCGCTTCGCGTTCCGTCCAGGCGGTTACGTGGATGATTTGAGATTCTCCGGCACTCAGTGCCAGAAAACGCCACACAAAGGCCGTTTGTGTGTGTACAAGGTGTGGTATATGATTTACAGCAACCATAACGGCTCCTAGTTTACGTTGTTGGTTAGACGCCCCGTATGTGTTCCCAGCACTGCGGGGCGTTGCTCTTTGTATTTCAACAATCCTTTCGGTGTGTTTCATGTTATGAGCGCATGAAACACACGTCAAGGCTTTTTGTATTTCTTTTTTTGTGTATACTGAAACACACCGATGATTAGGAGTTTCAGAAATGGCAACGGCTAACAAAAACGCAAAATCACAACTGACAACTGTCAGAGTCCCACTAGATGTTATGCAAGGGATGGAATCCGTTAAGCTGGACGGTGAAAGCAATGCCGGATTTATCGTAACCGCCATGCGCGGAGAAATAGCCCGCCGCCAAGCAGAAGGCAGCGGAGAAAATCCCCTTGTGTCGTCACTGGATGCCCTGGCTAAGGTCGAACAAATCGGCATCAAAGCAGCCGAGGAGATCGGGCAACTCGTCACCGTCGCGCGTGAAGAACTCCAGCGACGCAAGGTCAAAGAGCATGAATAGCCAATATCAGCGCCATAGTTTGAGGAACGCAGGCGCATTGCTTTACAGGACAGCACCATGAGCGACACAGAATCAACCAAAACACCATCACCAACTCGTAAGAGACGACGCAAAAATATAGCGCATGAACATGAATCAGAAAGATTCGCACCTTGTTCGTTTGCTCTTGAGAAATTCCTTAAAGAGCACAGGAAAAAGCTCTCGTTGCAAACCTTGGAACGAACCAAATCTGACTGATCACATTGCCCACCAGCCGCAAATGTGGCATTGTTGGTGATGCTTTTGTTTTCCCTTGTTCCCACTGGCGACCCTTTTGCGGTCGCCTTTGTTTTGTCACTGAATGCGGTTACCAAAGTAAAACTCAGGCTGATATTCACGTATCAGCGTTTTTTCTTCTTCCTCCAGCTCACGCTTTTTGCGCTTACATGCCTGTAGCTCCCTCCCCTTCTCGCTGGCACTTATTTGATATTGCTCTTTACGGCGGGAAAAATCCTGTAATGCACCCCACGGGATACCATAAGTCCCCGTTTTTCTGATACCTGGTATCACATTTCTGAATACCCAGTTACTGAAACGATGAGCAAATGTGCCAGGCGCTGATGAATCCCCTAATGATTTTGGTAAAAATCATTAAGTTAAGGTGGATACACATCTTGTCATATGATCAAATGGT